CAATTTTTTACATCAAACGAGCTTGTATACAGGAAGAAAAAATTAAAAATTTCAATTCTAAAAAAGCAACAGAATCGATTTCAAGGCTTATTGCAATTATGAAATCGGAAAATCTTTAAAAACAAACGTCAGTGAATGTCAGTAAATAATATGATATAATATCAGAAAAAGACGTTCAGGAGGCTTAAAAATGACTGCAAAAGAATATCTGAATCAGGCTTACGAACTCGACCGCAAAGCTGATATGATTCTCAGAAAAGCTGATTTTATGAGAAAAAGTCTTTACGGCAGAGGTCAGTGCAGCGGAAATAGAATTTCGTGCCCTGATGGTGACAGAATAGGCAGAACTATTGTAAAGGTTGCAGATTATGAAAAACAAGCTGATGAAATTATCTGTCGCCTTGTTGATATCCGCATCGAAATTGAAAACACTATAAATACAGTTTCTGACCCCGTTCAGCGTGAGATTCTTGAAAGAAGATATCTGATTTATCAGCCATTTGAAAGCGGTTATGATAAAAAAACTGGCAAATATATAAAAGGCATTGCTGAATCAATGAATTACTCTGAACGTCAGATATATCGGAAACATCACCAGGCTTTGAAAAAAATTAATGTCAGTGAATGTCAGTAAATTATGTGTTATACTGGTATCATAGAAAAGCAACGGAAGATTAACAATGGCTTTTCCGCACTGCTGTATACCCTTCCGGCAGTGCGTTTGTCCTCCGTAAAAAATTTTTTTGTTCATTTTTAATATCCTTCAAGTACCGTTCCGGATTCTCTGGGGCGGTATTTGTTTTATAAGAGAGGTGACGGGATGTCCGGACTAACAAAAAAACAAAAACGGTTCTGCGAGGAATATCTCGTTGACCTTAATGCTACCCAGGCATATATAAGAGCTGGATATTCAGCAAAATCCAACAATATTGCAAGAGTAGAATCATCAAAATTACTAACAAAACCTAACATTCAACAAAAAATAGCAGAACTTCAAAAGGAACAATCTGAAAGAACTAAGATTTCAGCCGATAATGTCATTAACGAATTACAGAAAATAGCCTTTGCTGAAACTGAAATATCCGGAAAAGAAAAAATGAAAGCCCTGGAGCTTCTCGGAAAACATTTAGGAATGTTTGAAAAGTCCAATATCGAAATCAATATCGAGGAAAAGCCTGACCCGCTTTCTGAAAGCCTGATACAGCTTGCGGAGGAGCTTCAGAATGATAAGTGAAAAGCAAAAAAAAATTCTTGCATTTGAATATACAAATTATGATGCTATAATTTGCGATGGTGCTGTCAGAAGCGGTAAAACTACTATAATGATGTGGGCTTTCGTCAAATGGGCAATGAATAATTTTGACCGTTGTCTTTTTGGCATATGCGGTAAAACTGTAGATTCTGCAATCAAGAATATTATTATGCCTTTTCTTGGAATGACGCTTACAAAAAATACATACCGGACTAAATGGAACAGAACTTCAAAAATTCTGGTAATTGAAAAAGGAAACAAGAAAAATACATTCGAGATTTTCGGCGGTAAAGATGAAGCTTCACAGTCTCTTATTCAGGGGCGAACTCTTGCAGGCGTATTTCTTGACGAAGTTGTCTTAATGCCTCAGAGTTTTGTGAATCAGGCACTTGTAAGATGTTCAGTTTCCGGTTCAAGATATTGGTTTTCTGATAATCCTGCCTCTCCATCGCACTGGTTCTATAAGGAATGGATTCAGAAAACAAAGGAAAAGAATGCCTTGTATCTTCATTTCAGGCTGAGTGATAATCCGTCACTCGATGAAAAAACTCTGAAACGCTATGAAAATGTTAATAAAGGCGTATTCTATGAACGTTTTGTCCTTGGATTGTGGGTCAACGCTTCCGGAATAATTTACAGACAGTTTGCCGATAACAGAAATATGTTTTTAATTGAAAAAGTTCCGGAGATTTTGCAGATTGTTTCAATAGGCATTGACTATGGCGCAGGACGCTCCAAAACGTCCATGAAAGCCGTCGGGATAAGTTCAGGCTATAGGAATATATATGTACTTGATGAATTCGATTGTGAGGGCGTTTATGACCCTGATACGCTTTACAGGAAGTTTCATGATTTCTATAAACGTATCATATCCGGATACAACAAATGTCATTACGTTCTGGGAGACTGGGGCGGTCTTGGGAATACTCTTAACAAAGGTTTATATGTTTACTGCCGGAAGAATAATATTCCGGTTAGTGTTGATAACTGCGAAAAAGGCACTATTCTTGAACGTATTGAACTTACATCGAAACTTTTCGCAGAACACAGACTTTTCATTATGAAAAGCTGTACGAATATTATCAATGCTTTCTGCGAGGCTATGTGGGATGACAAAAAGCCTGATACCCGTCTTGATGACGGAACTACTGATATTGACAGCCTTGATGCCTTTGAATATGCGGTATTTCCTTTTGAAGAAAATATTCTGCTTGGTACTAAATATGAAGGTAGGTGATATTTCTGAAAATTCAGGATTATTTATCTCAGAATTTTGGATACAGAACAAATGAAAATTCTCTTGCTCAATGGCATCAGAAGTTCAGGGAATGGGAGTCATGGTATATAGGATATAACAGAGATTTTCATGATTACACAGTCTATAATGGTAAATCCCGGATAAGATGCCGGAGATTATCAATGCAGTTAGCAAAAAAATGCTGTGAGGACTGGGCAGATATCCTTTTCAATATCAACTGCAAAATAAGTGTAAAGCAAGACAAATCAACATTACAGCTTAACAAACTGCTTTCCGATAATAACTTCTGGTTTATTGTAAATCAGGCTATTGAAAAGTCTTTCGCACTCGGAACAGGAGCATTGGTTCTGTCAATTGCCGATTTGATGTACAACGAAGATACTGGAATTCTTGATGCAAGTCAGGCTCAGCCGAAAATAAAATTTATCAGTGCTGACAAAATATTTCCCATTTCATGGGATAATGACAAAATTACAGAATGTGCCTTCTGTAGTACACGCAGAATCAAGGGGAATCAGTTTGTTATGCTGTCCGTTCATTATTTGCAGAATAACGGCAATTATGCTATACATAACAGAATATTCAGAATGCAGAACGGCGAAATAAGTGAACTTGATGAGCAGACTGAACTTAATATGCTTGATTCTCTGAGGGATTTCGATACCGGAAACAGTAAAAGATGGTTTTCTCTCATATCCCCTGCTATCGCAAATAATATCGTTACAGCCGACAGCGAAGAAGCTGTTATTCCTTATGGAATATCTGTTTTTGCAAATGCTATAGACAGCATAAAGGCTTCTGACAAGGCTTTCGACAGTCTGACAAACGAAATCGATATGGGAAGAAAGCGTATTTTTGCAAGAAGTGGTATCCTGGGTAAAGATGCAGACGGAAATCCAGTATTTGATTCCAATGACATATCAGTATATATGCTCCCAGACAAACTAAGCAAAGATGACCTGATACAGCCCGAAAATTCAGAACTCAGGACTGCTCAGATTTGCGAGGCTCTCAAGACTGATTTATCAATATTTTCAAATAATGTCGGAATGGGAAAAGATATGTACAGTTCCGATATTGCAAATATGTCGACTGCTGCCCAGGTATACAGCACCAACAGCGAATTGAAACGCAAACGTGATAAGCACAAAACCAAACTTGAAAATGAACTTTATGATTTGATTGACGCACTATGCTATGCGGCGAATACTTTCAGTACATACAACATCAATCCGGAGGGGCTTTCAATCAAGTTTGATGACAGTATTTTTGAAGATATTGATACTAAAGCCAAAAGAAAAATGAATGAAGTTAATTCTGAACTTGCTCCGCCGTATGAATACCGCACAGAAATATATGATGAGGATGAAGAAACAGCCAAGTCAAAAATCAATGAGGCTCTTGAATACAAAAATCAGGAAATCAGGCTTCTTTCCCAGCCGGAAGAGATGTGATTTGATTTATGGGAAAGCTTTCAATTAACGAAGCTGAAATCAATAAGCAGATTGAAGAAGTATTATCTGAATTTTATCAGATGCAGGACGATTTGATTTCTGCTATATGCAGACGTGTTGAGAATATAAGAAGTAAAACTCCGGAGGAATTTGAAAAGCTCATCAAAGGCACTGCTCTCACCGAAGCAGTAAACGATGATATTACATATCTGAAAAAGAGAATCAATACTGCAAACAAAATCATGATACCAAAGATTGTAAGAATTTTGCAGAATACCAAAAAAAGCAATTTTGAATTTGCTAAAAAATACTATGATTACCGCAAAATCAAAGTTTCAGATATAGAAAATTCAAGACAGATACGGGATTTAGTTACAGGTATTCAGAAACAGACTCTTGATAATCTTCTGAATATCTCACACACTTATTCATTCCGGTATGATAATCAGGTTACAGAAGTCGGAAAGACTTACCGCAAAATTATTAACCGTGCTGTAATTGAAATGCAGACAGGCAGTTCGTCGATTGATAAAGCTATGAAGAATTCCATTGAACAGCTTGTAAAATCCGGAATTACTTCTGTTCACTGGGAATCCGGTACTGTAAGACGTGCTGACAGTCATATCAGAATGAATATTGAAGAGGGTGTTCACCGTCTTAATCATGAACTTTCAGAAGCTAACGGAAAGCGGTATGGTGCTGACGGCGTAGAGACCTCTGCACATTCTTTATGTGCCAAGGACCATCAGGAATTTCAGGGCAGACAATTTCTGCTCAGAGACTGGGAAAAGATTAATAATTCATTACGCCGTCCGTTTGGTACTCTTAATTGCCGTCACTATGTTTCGTATATCATTATGGGTGTTTCTGTTCCGGTATACTCCGAAAAGGAACGTCAGGAAGCTATTGACAGAAGCAATGCCATTGTCAAATACAATAATACAGAAATGACACGCTACGAAGCCAGTCAGAAACAAAGAGCATATGAACGTGAAATACGTATTCTGCGTTCGCTTCATAAGCATTACGGGGAAATCGGCGATACCACATCTGCACGCAATGCAAAGCAGAAGCTTAATGCGAAAATCAAACAATACCACGATTTCAGCAATGCTACTGGACTTTCTTCAAGAATGGACAGAACCTATTACTTTATCTGAGGAGGAATATTTATGGGAAACAATACAGATGCAATTCATACAGAACCGGAACAGAATACCGAAAAAACTTACACACAGGCGGATATTGACGCAAGCTTTGAAGCCGGTATCAAAAAAGCTAATTCCGACTGGAGCAAATCAGACGAATACAAGGCATTCAAAACATGGCAGGATAATCAGAAATCAGAGGCTGAAAAGCTTTCCGCCGAACGTGCTGAAACTGCCAGAATCAAGCATGAAAATGATATCTTCAAAGCTGAGAAAAAAGCTTTCAAAGCAGGTGCTAAATCTGAATTTGCCGAATATGTCGGAGAAAAGGTTCTTGCAATGGACGGCGATTTTGACACCAATCTTGCAAAATATAAAAAAGATTATCCGCAGTTTTTCGGTGAAACTGTTATCCGCAGAGTTTCAAGCTCTCCGCAGTTTGATTCAGGCGGAAAGCTTTCACAGAACACCAACGATATTATTAACAACGGATTAAGAACGTTGTTTGAAAGAGGAGGAAAATAATAATATGCCAGTTTTTAACGTTTCCAGAGAAAATGTTGAAGCCCTTATTAATCCGCAGATTTCAAGGGAAATTATTCAGGGAGTTACAGAAGGCTCAACAGCTTTCAAGCTTTTTACAAGGCTGCCGAATATGACTTCTGATATGAAAGTCCTGCCGGTTCTTGCATCGCTTCCGGAGGCTCAGTGGGTCGACGAGGAAGTCGAAAACGGCAGAAAAGCTACAACTTATATGGCTTGGGATAAAAAGGTTATCCGCCCCTGCGAGCTTGCTGTAATCGTTCCTATCAAAGAAAATCTGCTGGACGATGCAAGCTATGATTTATGGGGTCAAATCAAACCCAGAGTTATTGAATCGTTTTACAGACGTGTCGATGAAGCTATTTTTATCGGCGTAAATAAGCCAAAATCATTCCGTGCCGACATTCTCACAACGATTAAGAATGTAGGTGCTGAAATTACTCCTGCAAGCGGACAGTCATTCTATTCTGCTATCAATGACGCTATGGTCATGGTTGAAAACAGCGGATATGATGTAAATGGATTCATAGGCGGTACTGATTTAAAAGGCAAATTCCGCATGATGCTTGACGATATAGGTCAGCCTGTTTCCGGTACTGAAATAGGAAGCATTAAGAGATATATTATGCGTAACGGCGTATGGGATAAGACAAAATCTCAGATGATTGTCGGAGACCTTTCACAGGCTGTATATTCAATACGTCAGGATATTACCGTCAAGCTTCTTACAGAATCGGTTATTCAGGACGAGGGCGGAGCAATCATATACAATCTTGCTCAACAGGATATGGTTGCATTGCGTTTTACAATGCGTTTCGGCTGGGAAATTCCTAATCCTATCAATGCACTTTCACCTGATGAAAGCGTACGTTTCCCGTTTGCATCTGTCGCTCCGCCAACTGCGCCGACATATAATACTGTTAAATTTACTGTAACTGACAGTGAAAGTCAGGCAGTTTCAGGAGCAAGAATAATTTGCAGTGGAATTGCCAAGACAACAGATACAGACGGTTTTGCATCATTCGCACTCGGAAACGGAAATTATACATATAAGATTACAAAATCTGGTCATAAGGCAAAAACCGGAGATGTTACCGTTGCCGGGGCTGAAACTGTTACAGTAACAGATTTTTAGGGAGATGATTTGCAATGCTTCTGACATACAGCAGATATACTGAAATGGGTGGTTCTTTAAGTGAAAATGCTTTCAGCTTTTATGAAATGCTGTCAGAAGCCGATTTGCTTGGTATCGCAGACGGAAATTTGCCGGATTCTGATACAGTTGAAAAATGTATGTATATCATGATTCAGGCTTATTCTGAATCCGACAGCACAGGAAAATCCGGATATGCAAAGAGTTTTAGCAATGACGGAGTAAAAGTTGAATATGACGGCTACTCAAACCCTGACAGTATTATTTCAACGGCGTTACAGCGTGTTGAGAAGATATTCCGGAGCAAGGGAATATATAAAAGTCTGGCGGTGAAGTACCGTGATTGAAATACCTTACTGGAATGATACAATTACTATTCTGAATAAGCTGAGCGGTAAAGACAGTATTACAAAAATTGATACATGGAAAAAAACCATTCTTCATAACTGTTACTTTCATACGGTTATACAGCGTGATGCAGGTCAGGTTACTGCCGAAATATCACAGTCGGCAGTTTGCAGAATCCCAAAGAATCCCGATTTTAAACCCTATTATTTATGGAAAGAAAATATTTCGGACGGCTTTACTCTCAATACCGGAGATTATATCTTCAAAGGCGAAATCAATGAAGAAATTACTGCTGAAAATATAGTTAAAATCTATAATTCGCATAAACCGGCTATGCTTGTAAAAGCTGTCTCCGATAACAGTAACTTTCTGGGATTAGGTGAACACTACAGGGCGGAGGGGATATAATCATGAAATTTTCTGTTACTTCAAATATCAACGTAAATGCTATTAAAAACAGACTTATAAACGATAAGGTTAAGCTGTATGCTCATGACCGCCTGAGAATTTACTGCGACCCCTATGTACCTTTCAGAGAAGGAAACCTTGCAGGAAATGTAAAGGTTTCTTCTGAATGTGTTCACTATACTTCTCCCTATGCCATATATCCCTATCACGGAATTCATATGAAAATTCATACTGATAAACATCAATTAGCTACTTCGTACTGGGACAGGGCTATGAAGGTCGCTAAAGGTCAGGATTTGGCTAGAGATATACAGAATGCTATTGCAAGCGGGAAACTGAAATGAATAAAAATGAAGCTATGTGGGAATATCTTATGAAATGCCCTGAAATCAATACATATCTGACTTTCAATTCCGTTGGTGCTGAATCCGGCAATACAGGACTTTTAACAGAATATTCTTCCGAGGCCTGGGAAAAGAAAATGCTCAGAGGCGGTATTAAAAGATATGATTTTGCTGTTATCATGATGAAACAGCATGATACAGGCACTTCTACTGTTAATATCAGTCAGATTTTCGATGTTCAGAAAGTTATGGACTGGATTGACGAACAGAATCAGATAAGAAACTTCCCTGATTTCGGAAATAAAATGATGATATCAATTGAAAACTTACAGAATATGCCGAATCTTGCAGGCGTATCCGATGACAGCACGGTTGCTAAATATATGATTCAATGCCGTGTGAAATATTATGATTAAAGGAGCTTTTTTATGAAAATAAGTGAATTAATGGGTAAATATACCCCGTCAACTGATTTTGAGGGATTTGTTATAAATGATGACTGGGTGCTTGCAGTAGATATATCCCCAACAAAAAATGCTGAAATAAGCGAGTATGCTGTTGTACAGATGGGTATTGAAGGACTTGATTCCAATATGAACCCTGTCACACAGGATAAACAGTACATAAGAGCCGGACAGTCTACAACTAAAACCGGTACACAGCGTTCTTTCTCGGTAAGCGGTGACAGATATATCGGTGATGATTTTCAGGACTGGGCTTTTTCTCATGCTATCAAATACGGAACGGGACAGGCTGTTGTTGTCCCCTATGTGTATTTCAATGTTCTTAATGGTCAGGGCGAAAAGGGCAAGGTCTGTGTTATTGTAAACGGAGACAGTTCAGGAAATGCCGGAGATAATTCTACAATTTCAATAGACCTCAAAAAATCCGGCGAACAGCCCGAAGAATATACATATACTGCTGTTTCAGGCATCTGAAAGGAGATAATGTAAATGAGTCGTGCTAAAACTGTTATTCAGGGAGTAGCTTTCATGCTTGCTCCCAAAACGATTGAAATACATGAGGATATTGAAAATCTCTCTAAAATTACGGCAGAATACGAAAACGGAACAAAAAATGTTAAAGAAGTCGTTGAAGCTGAACTTGCTTTCATACGTAAGACCGCTGACTGTCATATATTTGACCATATCCCTTTTGAAAAGCTTGATATTGATGATGTTCAGATTGCCTGCATTGCTATTATGAACGGTTACAAAAACAAGATTACAAGGGCAAAACTCGATATGATGACTATTGACGCTCCAAAGGCTAAGAAAAAGAAATGAATTATCAGAAGCCTCCGGAATTTTTAATAATCAGCGGAAAAGAATATCCGGTTAATACAGACTTCCGGATATGGATGAACCTACAGTCTGAATGCTTAAATAAATCTGATGATGAATGCACCAAATCTATAATAAATTTTACTCAGGAATTAGGACTGCCGTTAAATATTGAAAGCGTCAACGCAGTCCTTGAATTCTATTCAGGCGGAAAGCCGGACAAATCAAAGTCCGAAGCTGAAAAAAATCATAAAAAAGAAAAATCTCCCAGAATATTTGATTTTCAGCATGATGAAGAATTGTTTGTATCGGCTTTCCGTTCGCAGTACAATATTGATTTGCGTACAGTCAGGCTTCACTGGTGGGATTTTCTCGCATTGTTCAAGGGACTTTCCAAAGACGAGACTATAAGCGAAATAATGGGCTACAGGGGCATGGATTTAAGCAAATGCGATAAGTATTCAAAATCCCGTTACCGGAAACTTAAAGAGAAATATTCGCTTGATATTAAGCATTATGATTCTCTTGATGAACGTAACAACGCTATGAAAGATAAAATTAAACAGCTTCAGAAAAGGGTGAATGGTATTGGTTAATGACGGCACTGTCAAAATTGGTGTAGGTTTTGATGTAGACACAAAACAATTACAGAGCATCGGAAAAATTGCTGAAAAATCACTCAGCACTGTAAAAACTTCTTTCAAAGGCATTGAAAACATAGCAAAAACTTCTGTTTCGACATATGGAAAAGCTTTTTCCGGAATGCAGACAGTTGCCGAATCTGCATTTTCAGCAATATCATCTTCTGCCCAGACTGCTATGAGTATCAGTATTGGTAGTATTAGCGGAGCAGTTACAGCACTTTCAGGTCTTGCAGGGTATGCTGTAAGTGTAGGTTCTGATTTTGAATTTGCTATGGATAATGTAGCAGCTACAATGGGAATCGTTGAAAATCAGATTGTCGATGGTGTAAATGCTTATGCTATGCTTGAAGAAGCTGCTCAGAAAGCAGGAGAATCAACTGTATTTACTGCAACAGAATCTGCTAACGCTCTTAATTATCTTGCTCTTGCAGGATATGACGCTGAAAAAGCTGTCGGTGCGTTGCCTACGGTTCTGAATCTTGCACAAGCCGGTAATATGGATTTAGCATATGCTTCTGATATGGTTACGGACGCTATGGCGGCGTTGCAGATTGCTCCAACCCAAGAAAATCTCACAGAATTTGGTGATAAGCTTGCAAGAACTGCTACACGTTCAAATACAAGCGTTTCACAGCTCGGACAGGCTATACTTGCTGTTGGCGGTACTGCAAAAGATTTAGCAGGCGGTACAACTGAATTGAATACTGTTCTCGGTGTAATGGCTAACAGAGGCATCAAGGGTGCAGAAGCCGGTCATAAACTCCGAAACATGATTATATCACTTTCAGACCCTACAAAAGATGCTGCTGCAATGATGGAAAGTCTCGGACTGCAAGTTTTTGATGAATATGATAATATGCGTAATCTGGGTGATATTTTCTTAGATTTGAAAAATATTACCGAGAATATGTCTGACCGAGACCGCACTTCTGTAATAGGTACGCTTTTCAACAGATACGACCAAGCCGCTGCCGAATCTTTAATATCCGGTGCAGGTGATGAATTTAACGAACTTTTTACAGAAGTTGAAGAAAACAGCGATGAAGCCATGGCACAGATGGCTAAGACCATGACCGATAATCTCCAGGGCGATATAAAGCTTCTTAAATCTCAGGCTGAATCCTTTGGAAATACCGTGTATAAAAGCTTGAACAAGTCTTTAAGAAATACTGTACAGACTACTAAAGGATATATCGAACAAATGCAGAACGCTTTTAAAAGAGGCGGTTTTGATTCTCTTGCTGAAAGTTTCGGAGATACTCTTGGTCATGTTATTGCGGTCGGTGCGGATAAAATTCCGCATGTTACGGAAATGGCTACAGATATTCTTGAAGCTATCGCAGAGGGTATTCAGAATAATTCTGAAAGCCTTGGAAAAAGTTTTTCCGTTGCTGTAAATGATATTCCAAAATTTATAAGCAGTTATTTACATATACTTTTCAATACCGGTTCTGATATTATCAATAATACTGTAAAAGGAATCAAAGGCAGTGAAAAGAAAATCGGTAAAACTATTTCGGATATTATTCTTGCACTCCCTGAATTTCTTCTTGATACTGTTACAACGCTTCTTCCGGTCGGTGAGAATATCATAACATATATTATAGACGGCATTGCTGAAAAAAGTCCCGAACTTGACCGGAAGCTTATTGATATAATTATGGCACTTCCTGATTTTATCATGCAGAACCTTGATACGGTTATGACAATAGGATATATGTTTGTTGATTCAATCGCAGAAGGCGTTAAGGGCAATGAAAACAAAATCGGTAATGATATTGCTGACTTTATACTTGCACTTCCTGAATTTCTTGTAAACAGTATTGAAACGCTTCTTCCAGTCGGAGAGAAAATAATTACATCTATTATTGACGGCATAGCTTCAAACGACAGAGGAATCATGGACAAGCTTGTTGAAATTATCCTTGCACTTCCAGAGTTTGTAGCTGACAATATCGGAGATATACTTTCAATCGGCTCTGATATCATTACAAAGATTACTGATGGCATTTCAAGAAATTCTGATAAGCTTGGAAAATCTTCGGCAAAAATCATCAGTGAAATTGTTAAATTTATAAAGCAGAACTTCCCTAAAATAGTTAAGTCCGGAAAAGACTTGGTTAAGTCATTTTCCGATGCTATTTCAAAGGAATTTCCTCAGCTTAAGCCCTTTGGAGATATAATAGAATTTATTTCAGAAAATATTGAAGTATTAGCAGATAAATTTCTTACACTGTTTACTGTCTTTGCAGGCTATAAGGTTATTGGATTGGTTTCAAGTGCTATTGACGGGCTGAAATTAATTTTAATGGGGTTAGATGCTGCACTGCTGAGTAATCCTTTACTTGTTATAGCAGGAGCTATAGGTGCAATAATTACAGTTGCAAGCACATTGTATGATATTAATAATAAAATGCCGGATTCCTTGAATAAAACTGCTGAAAAATATGCAGATTATTCCGAAGAACTTGAAGAAAGCAGTCAAAAACTTGGTGAACTGGGTGAAACTGCTAAGGAAACTGCTGACAAGGAACAGGCACATCTTGATAAAGTTGAAGATTTGTGGAAAGAACTTGACAAGCTTGCTGATTCATCAGGCAGAGTAAAGGCAAAAGACCAGGACAGAGCAAAATATATACTCGGAGAACTTAATGAAGCTATGGGTACTGAGTATGAAATGGTTGATGGTCAAATTCAGAAATATGATGAACTTGCTGGTTCCATAGAAGAAGTGATGAAGAAAAAACGTGCTGAATCTTTATTAAGTGCCTATTCTGAACAATATGAAGAAGCTAAGCTTCAGCAAGATAAAACAAAGCAACAAGAATTAGAGGCTTATATAGCAAGACAAGATGTTAGTAATGCTAAAGAAAAATTAAAACAGCAGATTGAATCATATTTGCGTGAACGTGGTTCTTTCTATACAGCCGAAGAACTTTTAGAAAATTCTGAAAAATGGAAAGACCTTAGCAGTCAAAATAAAAATAAAGAAGTTACAGAAGAAATCAGAAATATTAAAGTAGAATATGATGGAATTGAATACAATATTGATAACTGGAAAAGCTTAGAAACAGTATATGCCGATGCTTCAACTGCTTATCAGGAGGCTCGCTGGAATCTTGAGAATATAAATCAGATTATAAGCAATTACGAACAGGCAGAAGCGGAAGCACTTGCAGGAAATTATGATAAAGTCGCCGAATATCTGAATTACAAAAAAGATGCTGATACTGACTGGGCAGAACTTTCCAAACAGAATGAAGAAGAAATTACCCGACATTTAAACGAACAACTTAGAGAACGTCAGACGGCTGTCGACCTTGCAAATGAACATTATGCAGACAATGCAAATGCTGAAAACAAGCGTATGACTGAGAATGCAACAGCAAATTTAAAAGAATATCTCCTTGAAATTGAAAATATGGGATTTGGAGACCTCTTGAATGAACAACAAAAGCAGATACTTCAAACATACCACCTTGAACTTGAAGTAGAAAACGCTGACGGTGCAATTGAAAAACTTTACAAAGCCGGCGGGACCCTGGAGGGTCAGATAAATTCTGCATGGGATGCAAAGCTAGCTCCTGCAATTGCTGACCATCAGGTTACTTCTATGTCAGAAGCTCTTAAAAAGAAAATACCTGAGCTTGAAGAAAAACTTGCAGAATCTATCAAATCAGGAAATCAGCTGGCGATAGATGATTGCCAAGCAGAACTATGGGATATGTATAATCAAGCTAGTGCTCTTGGCATAACAGGTCTTACCGATGGTATGATACAGCATGAAAAGGATATAGACGATTCCGCTAAAATTATTTCAATGCAGACAGGAAAAGCCATTGGTGATGTCAAAGAATATCTGTGGTGGTCGGGGTATGAAGTTGGAAGTCAGGTTATTAATGGTATAACTTCGGCTTTAAGAAATCCTGATTCGGGTATTGCAGGAGCTATTCAATTTGTTTCAGGACAGTTACCTTTGAGATTTAAAGATGATTTGGATATTAGCTCTCCTTCAAAAGTAATGCGTGATGAGGTCGGAAAATGGATTCTTCCCGGCATTGCTGTGGGTGTTGAAGATACTGTCGGAGATACCGCAGACAGCATAAACAGAAGTATTGACGAAATTACAGATAACATAAATCCTCTTGAAATCGGCTTTACTCAAGATGAACTATCCGGAATTGCAGACAGATATTATGATGCCGAAAATTATTTACAGCGTGAAATCGGAAATGCACACAGCATTACAAATAATTACTACAGCAGTGAAAGCAGAGGCAGTAATATAAGTATTGTTAATTATAATACAATCAATGTTCAGGGCAATGCAGGCGATATTGATATAGATGATATTGCAGAAAGAATTTCCTCCAAGCAAAGGGAAAACATGAAAGGAATTGGTTACTGATGTTTATTTTCGGGAATAAAACTTCCGATGAAATGGGCTTACAGGTAGTACAATCTACTCTGTTTACATCATCAGGAGAAGTATACAACACAATAAGTATTCCGAATCTTGCTGAGCCTGTTATTGAATCTGAAAACTGTTTCAAACCCGTTAAAATCAATCTGGAATGCGATACCGACGGAACAGTTGATATCAAGCAAATTCTAGGCTGGCTTCACGGCAAAGGACTTATTATTGATAACAGGTATCCTGACGTATACCGTATAGCTTATATCTTTGATGAAGTAAAGGTTACTGCTGTAAATGATGAACTTTTTACCTTAAATATTCCTTTAGTATGCTCTGCATTCATGTACAGCGTTGAAAACGAACCTGTTGAAATTACAGAAAATGACAGTGTTATAAATGTCAGCGGAACATATTACTGCGAACCGGTTATTGAACTTTATTTCAAATCCGGAGTATCACCGCAGGAATTTACATTTTACATCAATGGTCAGGGAGTTACTGTAAATCTTACAGCGGAGCATCTGAATCATGTAATAGTTATGAATGCGGAATCTCAGAAAATATATTACAAGGATAACAATCTGCTTATTATGCCGGATACATATGGGGCTGTTCCGTATCTTAATTGCGATGGATATAACAGTGTTTCATGGTCAAAGGATATCATTGAAAAAGTACTAATTACTAAAAATGAAAGATGGAGGTGATTCAATGACAGGTACAGGAACTCAGACAGACCCGTATATTGTCGAAAATTACACAGATTTTTGCAGTATGACGGGCGGAAATGCTAAATATTATAAACTTTCGACAGATATCGACTTTTCAAAACTTGAACGCACTCCGGATGAAAATCCGATAACAATATCATTCAAGGAACTTGACGGAGACGGTCACACGATTTCAAACTATTTCAGGCGTGAAAACAATAATAATTATAAAAATTCATTTTTTAAAGCGTCGACAGAAATATCCTTCAGAAATCTTAATTTCAATGGAATCTATCTTGCCGGAGGTCTTACGGAATTTGTTGAAACTCCATATCCTGTAAGATATGAAAACTGCCGTATTGGTGTAAAAATAGTCGATACATACACTTCATATTCAACTTCCCCGTTTTTCGGAACTGGAATTTTTACTGACTGCGAGATACTCTTTGAAGGACAATCAAAATTTACGAAGCTTCTCAACGGGAAGGCAAAGGGAACGGAAATTTTCAGCGGATGCCTTATAAAACTGAATCTGGAATTTGACAACCCAACCGCCGGAACAGTTACAGCTCCCTTTTTCGGAAGGCAGATAAGCTTCTCTGGAATCATCGGGAAAGTAAAATGTCTTTCGCAGAATGCTCAGTATCAGCTTTTCAGCGGGTCAAGCCTTTGCAGTTATTATGCTGTTGATTTCAATACTGCGACATCGATTTCAGCCGGAAATTTTGACGGTACAAATTTTTACGATTCAGAAGTAATGATTAATGTTGCAGATAAAATGCCGGCAGATTCTCATTTTTATGCACTTACTACCGCTCAGTGCAAAGATGCCGGATATCTTCAAAGTATTGACTTCCCATGTATTTAAGGTGTCAGCATATGAGAAATGAATTTATAATATCTCCGGATAAAAACAATGGTTATCCGTCTTTCCCCGATTCTGTTGAATTTGATTCTGATTTCTATAAAAATCAATCCCTGTTTCTGGTTGACAGCACAGATTATCCTGTATTCAGAAACAAAAGTTATATGGAATCAATTCTGGCTGTAAATACTGCTTTCTATGCTGACGGCAAAGATTATCCGGAATTGAAAAATGTAAAATGGACATTAAACAGAAACGAATATGAATTAGTTTCCCCTGTTCCTGCAATCCCTCTTATATGCGTTCATGACGGAAACAGCGTCAGAAATTCACCTGAAAAAAATTACGATTTTACTACAAACGGTATAAGAATAATTCGTCCAAAATCCTGTGTTGTCACTGAGGAACTTAACGGGAAATATATATGTGAACTTGAACATCATATTGACAGTGAAGGCGACTGGCTTACATTGGCAGAAAACAATATATTATCAGTTCCGATATTATATCATAATACTTTAACCACTCAGCTTTTTCGCATATCGAAAATAAATGAAGAAAGAAAAATATCAGCTTATCATATATGGTATGATTTAAGTGCAAGAGCTATTACCCAGACTACTCTTACAAATCTTGACGGATTCAATGCACTAAGTTATCTCTTTGCTTCCGTTTATATAAACAGTGACGGCGAAGAACCTGTAAATAAATACTGGTATCCCTATCAGTATGCAAGCGATATAACTGATACATATACTGCCGATTACAGTACCACTACCCTATCAGCTTCAATTCTGGGTGAAGATAATTCTCTGACAAATCAGCTTGGCGGTGAAATATACAGAGATAATTTTTACTTTTCTATTAACAAATCCAAAGAAAACAGCATAAAAAATGAAAATTCAATACGTTACGGCGTTGATATGATTGACATAAAGGAAGAAGTGGACTGGGGAGACTTTTCTAATTATCTTATTGCTTATGATAATTTCGGTGCTTCCTATGCTGTCTCATGGGCAGATTATTACGGCGGTGAACTCGGTAAAATATGCAGAGTTAAAAACTTCAATTATGATGAATATAATTTTGACCAGCTCGTAAAAGATACAGATAATTACTTTGATAAAATATGCCGCCCTCAGATATCTTATACTATTAGGTTTGCCAATTTAAGAAATACAGAATTATATAAAGACTTTATTAATTTACAGAATAATGAAGTCGGCGATATTATAAAAATTTTCAACGAACGTCTGAAAATCGAAACAGAAGTTAAAGTTATTTCAAAGAAATATGATGTTCTGCACAAAAAAACTTTAGAAATCAAATTAGGCACTGAAAAAGCCAGCATTGTTAAAAAATCATATCTCAGTAATACAGTCTTTCAGCCGTCTGCTGATGTAAGAGCACTGCAAAAGAAAGTAGGTATCTGAAATGAATATACAATATAATACCTCTGCATCAAAATATACAGGTGCATTACAAGGTAGTTATAAGGGTGATTTACCTCCTGCAACAAGTGAATACACAAGGTTGATTAAATCTATTCTTGACGGCTCTGAAATGCCTGTACCACAAAGTGAACTGCTGAAAAATATATACAAGCTTTTCGGAGGCGAAATTGATGTCAATCCCCCTGAATCTCGTTTAAGTGAACTTTTACAATATGGCATATATACTGACCGCTATAATATTACAGATAAAACTGACAACAGCATTACAATATATGACAGTGAAACTTCCGAAAGCAAAATCTTGTATTTTGATGATAGTCTTGAAGCTATATGGGCGGATATAATTAATGATATGTCTGTTTTGGAAATGAAATTAACCTCCCTGGCAGGTGTGTTTGATGTTACTGTTTCGGGATTTGTCAATCCTGTATGGGAGTACAACGGCGAAATCCAAAGCGGAAATACGGGGAAATTTACAATTCTTAACGATAACGATACTGTAACACTTAGCTGGAATAGCCT